AATGACTTTACGAAAGATGAGTTAGAAATAATTCACGAAGATTTATGTTACAAAGATATGGAATGTTTCTATTTACCCAAAGGACATGATGAACTAATAAAAAAAATACAATCCATGATTGATAACTATTGCGAGCATGAAATTGAAAGCACATGTTGCGGATGTACGAACATTTGGTGTGAGAAATGTAAAAAGGAATTTAGATGATAATCAGCGAAAAACAATTAATTTGTCTTATTGAAGTACTAAATGGCTCTTTATCTCTAGCCGAATGCTCTTTGATATCTCAAGAGCAAAGAATCGAACTTTATAGAGTGATAGTAAACCAGCAATCAGAACAATTAAAGGTGATTGAATGAACGACCCAAACGAGCTATACACAGAATATGCCAAGCGCGACCTAACACCTGCGGAGATTAAAGAAAACCGCAGATGGAGACAGCAGCAGTTAATTAATTTAATACTATGGCATATAGGTTTTTTTACCTGTGGTGGAGTGGTTGTTTATTTTATTATTAAATTATTTGCTGGGGTTTGATGACCTATAAAGAATCAAAAACCTCTTGGGCGGTTTTTCTTCCTGCAATAATGGATTTATTTAATAATTCAACTTTAAGTCTATTAAAACCCAAGTTAATTTCCTCATGAATAATTTTTTCATCGGCATCGTGTAATTCAGTGTGGCAATTAGAACAAAGCAAAATACATTTATTTATTTCGGCCTTTAATTTATCCCATTCGCGTACTTTCTTAAATCCAGGGCGAGACTCAAATATACCAAATTCTTTTTTACTTGGATCAATATGATGAAAATGCAATGCCCTCCAACATTTATCATAACCACATTTTTGACATTCCCCTCCACCATATTTGATTGCCTTTAGTTTTATTCCTTCCAAATAACGACGACTGTACAAATATTCACATTTTTTGCACTTCCATTTAGATACTGATAACCTGTGATCAGAAACCCCATGACGGTTACATATTAAGTGCATTTAAGCATTCCAAAACTCTGATTATACACTATACTAGATACAAATACACGGTTATCACGATAATCAGACCTAAGAATCAAATATTGACGTAAGTGCATGTTTTATAAGCATTTATCATTAATACTAAATAACACCAAAGTAGTACAAAACATGTACTAACAAATTGGTCTTATTCTGCACAGGAAATTAGTATAATTCCTTCTCTAGTTGCAATATAAGGTTTCAAATAGGTTAAAATCATCTCCTTGGCCGCCTCAAACCCCCAAACAAACGCAAATTCATAATGTCGCCACTTTTTACGCTCGGCAAATGCAATTTGTTCCTTGGTTGGTTTATTTTTACCAACCTTCAATTCCAACCAAAGTCCTGCTTTGCCATTTAAGGGGATAGCCAGGAAAAAATCAGCAACGCCTTTTTTCACACCCATTCGTTTTAAAGTTCGACCTTGTTGTATTGAGCATTTTCGTTCATTGGCAAAATGATGAAAATCATCGGCGAGTTCGGGGAACTGGTAATGAAACCAGTTAACCACATTTATATGTTCCGCCTGTTCGGGTTGCAAAGCCATTCATCCTCCTTGTCTCATCAATAAAGCCACATCCTTGGCGCGTTGACCTACTTGGGTGGCCCATTTACTGTCTAGCGCCTCAATGGCTGCCTTGGTGTAATCCTTGGCGGTGAGGGCTATAATCATTTTTTTAAATCCTAGCAATCGACCAATACCTAAGTTAAAGCACATGTTCATTAGGGCATCTTGTACGTTTTGGGGTTGATTGACATACCACGGAAATGGGGCGAGTTCTCTTTGACAGCGAGCGAAATCGTTATCAAACAGATAATCAGCCTCGTCTTTAGATATGCCATTGTCTTCAATATTACGACCCCATCCGATTGTTAGTTTCCCCACTGTGTCTAAATAGGGATGCGATTTGAACGACTCGTGCTTCTTGATCCAATCCTTTAAGTTCTTCATCACAATAGTCCTCATTGTAATAATTCCATCCAAACACCCGTACAGCGTAATACATCAATGATGCGCGCGAGTGAGACACGCCGTCATTGCGCAACATATGATAGAAAATTAAGTCCGTTTGAAATCGTGTAAAATCACAGGTTTTTCTGTAGAACCAATCGTGCACTATGGCAGGACGGATTAATGATGAATGAGCAGGGGCCATAACGGGCCATGCAACCTTGGGGATACTAGCTAAATCGGTCTCAAAACCTGCTGGGATTTCAAACTGCTCTCCGTTAACAGTAAACTTAATTTTGTTACAGGTTAAATAGTGATAATCGATGAGAGGCTTAATACATACAGGCGATAAAAACTCTGTACGGAGATGCTCATTGTTAGAGCATCCCGACAGAATAAATATGAAGAATAAAACCAATCCATGGCGCTTCATATCATTAGACAGTAGGTATAGTTCTATACCAAAGGTGAGCCACCATAGCGCTGTCACCGGTGGTAAATGCGCCGGTTATATTGCTAAGGTAAAGACCTTTGTTCACTGTAGTTGTAAACGGTAACGCCACAACGCCAGCATTCATAGTAAATGTGGTGCTTGCAGCGGCTTGGAACGTTGCAGCGGCAAGAGTACTGGATGCAATAACACCAGCACCGTTGATAGTTGAATCATACTGAACAGCGGCTACACCACCAGCGGCGTAGTTTGCAGATCCATAAGTCATTACTAATTGAAGCTGATCGAGCACATGTAAGGTATTTGCTCCACCGGCTGCTAATAGTAATTTAGGCGCTGCATACATGCCGTTGAATTGTGCTGCTGTGATGGCAACAGTTGTATATTTACGGACCAAAGGACTAATCATTGAGGATAGTACTTTGTTTGCACCTATTGCTGTTACACCAGCATTAGTAATTGTAAGATCGCCCGACATAGCAACGCCTGTTGCGATGTTTGTGCCATCACCTACAAACACACGACCATCAAGCAATGTGTTGCTTAAACCGCCTGCTGCAGGGTTTGCTGCGAATGTTTCGTTAGTAGCATCGTATTTGAACCAGTTTACTAAATTGGAAGGGGCATAGTTGATTAAAACTATATCCGTGTCGGTCCATTGAAACGCGCCGTTATTTAATGCTTCGATTTGTGCAAGTATTGTTGAACCCGTCAAGTAACCTGCTGTGGTTATTGTAGCTAGGTTGTCATCGGTTACTACACAAACTATGTTGGGTTCGCCTACGAAATAGCGTCCAATTGCTGTTATAGCCATTTAAAAATCTCCTTATAATTATCTGGTTTTGTGTTTTAGGTTTTTTCTTCGGATGCGATCTATATCATCCACGCCCAAATAGCCTACACCCTCTGCCGCTGCATCAGTGCGCACGCCATATCGTCCAGAGTCACTAGCGCTATCAATAAGTTCATCATGACTCGCGCGACCGCCTCCTTTTCCTTCACGAACCTCTATAGGCTTTCTAGGGGTTTCATCATAAGCCATGATTTTGCTCCTTATTATTAACAACCTTTTTTAACTGGTACTTTCTTTTTTTCTAATTTTTTATCATTTTTGTTTTGCATATTACGGATATTTTTTTCTTCCATGCGTTTTTTCATATTCAATAACTCCATATTAGCATTAATGTTAAATTTCATATTCTGGAATATCATCTAGTGTCAGATTATTAGCAGCTAGGTATTGCAAGAATTCTGCATAATCTGTGTTCATTGGCTCCAAAGGAATCCAGGCTGTATCGGATAACCTGATTATCACATCTTCACTTTTTGCGTACATTTTTATAACTCCGCTTGTGCTGTTGCGTGGATAACTATAACATTAGCTACCGCATCACCGGCCACTTGCGCATTAGTTGCAAACACACCTCTATCACCAGCATTACTCGAAGTCGATGCACCGCTATTTGCTGTCGTATTAGTGTTATACCAAGTTGTTCCTGCGTTTGTCGTATTATAATAGGTAATCGTAGGTGTTGTTCTCATTGTTGTTGCAAAATTCCATAATTGACCATTAGCAACAGCTGTAGCAACTTGCGCTCTATAAACAAGAGCACCTAAAAGGGATGCCGTTGCAGATGCTGGAGTTACGCCCTGCGCAAATGTTTTTTGATAATATCTTTGGCAACTTGATAACACTTCTTGCTCAGTTTTTTGTTCAAAAGGCGTTGCAACTGTTCCGGCCTCCAACTGCATCAATGCAAATTGAATTGTATTTGTATTTGCATCTGCAAAATTTACTTGGTTGCTCGTTGCAATAAAGTTACCTGTTTGCCATGTGTTTGCAGTCGTTTGAAATGTTGAACCAGATAATAGGCAAAAAGCTACAGCCAAGCCCAAACCATTTGTATAATCCCATGTGCCAGCACTTGGGCTAGCACTTACAGTAATAGTTTTATATTCCCATGTGTTAGCGGCATTGATTGTGTATTCTGCTACATATGACCTATCAGACGACCCAGCAGTGCCAACATTTCTAAATGAGACACAATATATACCCGTTTTGTTTCCCCTTACCCAAAAAGAAAAGGTAAACGTTCTTTGTGCGATATTTGTAAAATCATAGCCTTCTACACCATAATAAATACTTGCAGCATCACCTACAGGAATAGACACTTGCGCAGTAGTGCAAGCTACTTTTAAGCATTGATCAGAAAAAATATTTGCTTGCGCTAAAGTAGGTGAATCAGCATCTTTAGTTAGAGTAAATGCGCATGTGATTGCGCCAGTTGTACCCGAATATCGAAATCTATCAGCGACATACATATTAGTGTTTGTAAGTGAAAAAGTAGTCCCCCTCTGCCAAGGATTAGTCGTAAAATTCCCCGCAGGCATCAAATTCTTACTTACCTTATTAGGTGCTGTGAAATCGCTTATAAACGCATTATTGAGCATATTATTACTAGTCATGATTTGTCCTTATAACTCAGCGCTAAATGAAACGTGCAAGGCAATAATGTGACCTGCTAAATCACCGGCAACTAAAGTATTTCTAATATTAATACCACGGTAAGATGGTGAAAATTGCTGTACTGCCCCGCTATCTGCTCCAAGTGTGACATTATACCAATTTGCATTTGCATTAATTGGGTTATAAGTAACTACAGTTGGCGATGTTCGCATTGATATTCGTGTTTGTGCATAGGCGTTACCAGAGGTAGAAGAGCTAGTGTTCATCTTTGCAAAAGTTAATGCCCCGCTTAAAACACCACTTGCTTGCGCTACTGTTGTCCCATTAGGAAACGTGCTGCAAAAATATCTATTGCAATAATCTCTGATTTGACTTTCAGATAAAATCTGATAAGGCGTTGCAACTGTTCCAGCCTCTAATTGGATTAAAGCAAACTGAATTGTATTCGTATTAGAGCTTGCAAAATTAGTTTGATTTGCGGTTGCAAGAACGTTGCTTGAAGTCCAAACGTCTGGGCTTCCTGTTTGGAATGTAGACCCGCAAGCAAAGACAAAATTTATAGACAATCCTAGTCCATTTGTATAATCCCATGTGCCAGCACTTGGACTAGCACTAACAACGATCGTTTTCTTTTCCCAAGTATTGATTTGATTGATTGTATATTCAGCAACATAGCTTTGATCGGCTATGCTATTTCTAAAATTAACACAAAAAATTCCGGTTATATTGCTTTTCACCCAAAATGAAAATGTGAATGGTCGTTGCGCTATGTTTGCAAAGTCGTATCCTTCAAGACCATAATAACTATATATTATATCGCCAGCGGCAATTACTGCCTGAGCAGTAGTGCATGCAAATTTAACGCAGCTTGTTGACAATATCCCAGCTTCAGCAACGGTTGGTGAATCAGCTTCTTTTGTAATATTAAAACCTGCTGTAACTGCTGCTGTCGTTATCCATCTAAATCTATCTGCATAGTATAGCGAAGCCGGTGGGACTGTTGTAAAGCTCGTACCCCTCTGCCAAGGATTAGTCGTAAAATTTCCAGCAGGCATGAGGTTTTTACTCACCTTATTAGGTGCTGTAAAATTATCAGCAAATGCATTGTTTATAACGTTATTAGTTGCCATTATGCCACCGTTAAACCTGAGCTAAGTGCGTAATCTACGGACCAAGTCGTATCCGCAACTAAACCGCTAACTTGAACTGTGTCATATTGATTAGCAGATGTTAGAGATCCACCTGATGAGGTTGCACTACTGCCCATCTGGATAGTGTCTCCAGCATTTGCAGCCAATATCCATCCAGCTGCACCAAGTCCCTTGATAACTACCACATCACCTTCAGCGAAGGTCGCAGGTAATGTGATGGTCGTTTGAGCGGCATCGCCAACAATATATCGGGTATTAACAACCGCAGCTTGTGTTGTTCCTACAATTGTCTCTGTGGCAAATCCACCGGTTGCGGCACTTATAGTAATTGTTCCGGCTGCATTGGCAATGGATATACCACCACCTGGCGTTAATGTTGCCCAATCGGCAAGCGCCCCTGCACCCTGTGATTGCAACACCTCACCTGCAGAGCCTAATGTTAATGATTGCAATGGTCCGGTTGATGTTGTACCGCCTGCTATCAATCCATAAGCTGTAACAGATGATAATTGCGTGCCACCCTCATCAACAGGTAATGGGTTCATCCCAGGGCCATAGTAATCGGTATTTAATGCCGCTATATCTAGCGTCGCCTCACCTAAAGCTATGGTTTGTTTTAATAATCCATTAGCTAATAATGCTAAATTCTGAGCATCAGGTAGGCTTATATCCGCCGAATAGGTTATAAATGGACCTGCGGTAAATTGACTGTCTTGTAATTGCGTCCATGCACCCAATACAGAATCATAGAATTCATAAGTCTGATCGTCGGTATTAAATCGCAATCTAAAATACATATCAGCTGCAGGTGTAGGTCTTTGAGCTGTTGTTCCGGGTGGTAAAAACGTCCAAGGATTATTAAAAAGCACGTTTGCACCGCTTAATAAACCTGGGGTTTTTTGATTATTTTCTAAATTGCCACCATCAGCCATCTCGCTAAATTTAATAGTGTCTACCATCTCACATATCCTTGTGATTAATAAGGTTTAGCCTTGGAGTTTCCTCAATGTAACTCCTATTAAAGCACTAGCATCTGGTGTAATAAAGTGTATCACATCACCGCCTTTTACATAGCGTTTCTCTGGTCTAAATTCATTGTATTGCTCACTCCCTACCGTACCAATCAAAGGAATAGCAGGCGCATCATTAATACGCACAAATACATTTGAATCTTGTATATAGGCAAATAAAGCTTGGTATTGCGCGGTATCAGCCCCTGGAACTGTCACGGTTTGTTCTACGTTAGCGCCGCAATGAATCTGCCATGCACTATCGCTAAAAGGGAGTGTGCCGTCATAGTTGCTATTGTATGAAATGGTCATTTTTCGTCCTTGTAAGATTATTCATATCTAATTAATTTTTTCATAAGCACTGTTTGTTGAACAATACTGTGTGGATTTCCATCCCCTTGTGTTGCAACGCTCATAGAATAGCCACCGATATTTCTAATTGCAGCACCGGCTCCGCCTGCCATACCGATTCCAAGACCAAAACTTGCGGATACCCCTGGATGCGTATGCGCTGGCATTTCTGCTATAGTAAGTGTATGTGTCGCATCGCCACCGCGTGCTCCTAATCCGGTAAGCCCTGCACCAAATAATGAGCCGCCAGCGCCGGCTATTACGTGATCTTGTAAGTTATACACGTTAAATGTAGTCGTGCCGTTTCCATTCCCGCCCGAATAAAACGTCAATAAAGACGATTGCGTCGCGGTTGCCGTTTTCGACATGGTAATTGTTAGGCCAACAATGTTTGCAATAACCGTATTTGATTGAATTGCAGCACCGGTAATAGCCATGCCTATGGCATAATTTGCGGTAGATGCCACCGTAAATGTGGCCACGGCATTAGTTAATGATACCGTTTCGGTATATGTTCTAGCCGCTGCAAAGAATCGGACGGATGTAGATCCCGTAACTGTAGCCGGCGATGATATCGTGATCGTATTGGTCGCTATTGCAATAATTGTGGTATTAGCTGGGATAGCCGCGTTTTCAACACCCATCCCAATGCGATAACGCGCACCTGATGCCACAGTAAACGTGTTTGATGTGGCCGTTAATGTCACGGTTTCGGTAGTGGTTATGGATTGAAACAATAAATTATAAGCCGTTCTATTATATGCCGCCCCATCACATAATAAATAATGCGACGGTGTATTAAATCCGCCAAAATCAATAATCGTCCCTACGGGTACAATCGGGTAGGCTGTATTATAAGTATGGTCAATCTGTCGGTTAATTGAATCCTGTTCAAATGTAGGTTCAATAGGTATTTCTTGAACCACTAATTGGATGCTTGATATGTATATATCGACAGTTGATGGTAGCGTCAATAAATAATCAATGTATGCTGCAGGCGGTACATCAGGGTTGGTCGAATCAGGTAGCGTTCCATAGCCGGTAAACTCATTAAACGTACCGTTTACCGTTTCATCATTAATGACATTGGCAAGAGTCGTACCATTTGAATCAACAAGATTTGCATCAATTGATTGCGGGGCACCCTGAACACGCGCTGTAATGGCGCTTGATATGATTTTATTTGCCCATAACATTCCATTTTGCTCAAACCTTTGTCGCAATACAACGCCATCTGCATCCCACCCCGTCAATTGTAACCGTAACGCATAAGGGGCGTTTGATGGATTTGGCGTGGTTGAGTCTAGTGGCACCTGAGTTAATGTAAGGCTACCCGTACCGGTAAGGTTAAGGAACCAACCCGGCCCAATCTCAATTGGATCGGGATTTGTTGCGCTTATAGTTAAGGGGGAGGAAAAACTAATAAGCGCAAATTGCGGGTTGGTTATCTGGTTACTAGAGGCAAAAGCTACTGTATCAACAGGGGTTGAGCCGCCCGCGCCTGCAACGTAATTGTTAATTTCGTAAATTAGGGGATCTGCCTGCGTTGGACCCTGCCTAAACTCAAGCCTATAAACCACATCAGTTTCAAAATAAATATCGACAGGGAGCGTGCCATTGCCGAGAAATTGTATCGGATTTGTCCATGCAGTATTTAAGTCAGGATCGTGATAAACGGTTGCTGGAATATAAGGGATAGTATTCTCTAGCACGAACAAATAGAACGTGTCATCAAATAAATGGCCTTGGAGATCAAATTCCGTCCAAATTGGGTTGCTGCCCCTAATGCCAAGACTCATAAAATGTACTCCCTGTACTTTAAAAATCCATTTACTTTTTGGCGACTATTCCTATAAGCCTTTTGCATCGCCCCGTAATTCTATTTATTCTTCTATGACTATACCCTTTTTCAAGCATCGCCTTAATTATTTCGGTGTCTTCTTGTGTCCATCGTGTTCGCAAATTCAAAGCCTGTTCTTTTAACGGTATCCAAGTACAGTTATCAGGGCTGTAACCCTTGTTATTATCTATTCTTTCAATAGTAATTCCAAAGGTTTACGCTCTTGCTGCCCTACTGCTTGCGAAACTCCTTTGCTTAAAGCCATGGCAAACGCCACCATCTTCATATGTTTATCAGAAATTTTATTTATTTCCTGTAACTGATTGGCCCAATCTTTACTTGTGATGAACTCAATGGCCGCTTTATCGTTTCCGCCCTTTGTAAATACGTTTTCAATCAGGCTTTCCATAAATGCGCCGGAACTTCGACGTTCATTCATGCCGTATTCTTCTTTGCCTTTAGCGGTTTTAATGGTGCGCGGGCCAAGTAGCTCTTTAAACACAAGGCGCATATCTTTAAGATTCTGCGCGGCTTCAGGGGCATTTCTCAAACTTCCCATTAATTCATCAAATTTCTTTTCAGATTCTAGCGCTTTATAGAAATTCGTACCGGTAACGGCTTTGCGGTCAAATACCTTTTCAAGCCCTTGACGTACTTTTTTACGCTCATAGAGGGCGCGAGCTTCGGCATATTCTGGGTATTGCTCGTCCATTTTATTCACTAATTCACGGCGTGTGTCTTTGTAAATATTAGCTTCGCCCCCCGATCCTTTTCGCTCCGCCTCTTGGCCCATGTCATAAAGCGCACGTTTAACATGATCCCAATAAACAAGGCTTGTTGGCGCAGCATCAGATTGCCAATCCTCTAGCTTCACATTTTCAGGCAAATATTTTTTTAGACTTTCTTGGTAGGCAGGTGATTTTTTCATCTTCTTTTCTGCCGCTTCAATAACCTTATTACCTTTGTATTGCAATGGAAAATCAGTTGATAAGTTAACCGGCTTTAATCCTTCGTACGCCGCATCAATTACAGGATTTAGTTCATCAGAATAAATTTTGTCTAAAGTTTTCTCAATGGCTTTTCGCTCACTGGCTTCACGTGATTTTGTTTTTTCATGTAATAGCTTCGCACCCTCTTCAGTTTTACCCAATCCCCCTTGACGTGTAGCGGCTAGTTGGCTTTCGCCAGCTTCAGCAGGGGTTAAGTAATCTAAGCCCAATCGATTGGCAGCGGCTAATTTTTCGTTTGCCAAAGGTATATTCATTCCTTCAGTTAATCGCAAATTACGGTCTTTTACAGTGTCCATGCCACGAGCGCCCAAGGCACCTAAGAATAATGCGGCCGCGTCCGATCCCATTTCACCAAAACCAAATGATTTTGCAGCTTCACGCCCCATCAATCCTGAAACGCCACCCCCCAATATTTTGGCTACAGTCTTCACTTTAGGGCTAGTGCTTCCCATTAATTGGGTGAGAATATGTAAAGGAACCATCGTGGCGCCTGTTTCAGCACCGGCCTTTAATGAATCTTGTGGCGCTTGAGCGGCTCCATATGCTGCTTGGGGGATGGCTTCAGAAACAGCCTTTGAAAGAAACTTACCGGCTCCTGGTATTTTGCTTAATGCTTGGCCAGCCCTTCCCAGTCCAACGCCGGGCAATGCCAATGACGGCCCATATTGGCCCGCAAATTGAATTAATTTATCGGTTGGCTCGGGCTTTTCAACACCTAAAGCGGCCCCAAAATCAAAATCAGAGGGCGAAAACTCAGGAATGCGACCACCAGAAACTTTATTTGGCAGGTTGGCAAACTCACGCCCCATATTTAAAACGCCAATCGCTGGGTCTTTAATCCCGTAGCGAAAGACTTTTTGCAATAGGTTCTCGTCGTCTTCAGGTTCTTCACCATTCAATTGCGCCAATATTTTAGGGTCGGTTACTTTACGGGAACCACCATTTAATTGCGCAAGAATAGATGGATCGGTGACTTTATTCGACTTCATGCCATTCTCCATCAATTTTACGGTATTTTACCCCGCCTAAAGTTTTCTCTTGCGCTGGCATTTCCCCGGTGTTTACTTGGCGGTTTTCCAAAAGAGCTTTAGAACGGCTGCGCCTTTTTATCAAGTCATCACGCAAATCTTGAAGTCTGTTTTTATAATCCTTAACCGTTTCACCTGCCTTGCGCCTGATTTGCTCTTCAACCAAGTCAATACTAGCCTGTACTTTTGGCAAACTTTGCGCAGCAATCAAGGTATCAATCATGCTGCTTGTTTTTGCGTTATAAGCTGCTTTCTTTCCGGGGCTAAAGTCCATAATTCCGGGAATGTTTTTTGATTCAAGCAATTCATCAAGCATAGGAACAACGGTATCAATACCTTGTATGGCCTGTTGGTTCTGGGTAAGAACGGCATTCGTAGGTATAGCGCCACCCTTGTTTTGCTTTTTCAATTCTTCTTTTTGCTTGAATAAATCCAAAGCCATGGCTTGCTTGTCTTCAGGCGTTTGCGCTGTAGGTGCTAAGGGATCGTAACCAAATTTATGCTTGAACCAGCCACGCATCATTGGGTTTTGCATTAATTTTTGTAGCAAAGGATTATTAGCGCCACCAGATTGTGGGCCACCTTGTGCGGCGCCCCCTTGTGGTGCGGATAATGCTTGCTGCGCTTGCGCCAATCCTTCAGGCGTAAATGCGCCCTGTCCTTGGCCCATTTCTTCAGTTGGCATTTGAGGTGCTGGCGCTCCGGGCATAGAACCACCACCCATACCGCCGCCCATATCGCCACCGCCTGATTCAGCGCCCATCAATTGATTCATCATGTTACGTTCAAACTGGGCGGCTGCGTGCTTGTCTTGAAGCTCTTGCAATCGGTAAGGCATTAATGATGCGTTTCTAGCGGCAGCGGCTTTGCTTAATTTCAATTGCTCTTGAAAGTGTTGTTCCAATTGCTTTTGTTTTTCGCGCTCAATAATAGGCTGTACGGCGCGCGAATAGAGCGTGCTTCCGGTGTCAACGCCTTTCATCAAGGTATCAATCATGTTACCGGGTAAAGGAATTCTAGTGGACATTACGCACCTCCTGAAAGATTCCAGTGTTTAGCCAGAGCACCGCCAATAGCACCGCCAATAGGGCCGCCAAGGGCTGAACCTACCGCGCCAATTCCTTGGCCAATCAATCCGGAAAGCATGTTACCGCCCGCATTTTGTTTGCCATAAGCCATCTCCGCTGAGTTTTGACCCATTTGGTTGGCATTATTGCTCATTCCTGTGGCAGCATTAGCACCCTGACCGTATATGCCCTGCGCAAGTCCTGCCGCCTGGGTGTATTTATTCATTAAATCATTAAGGTAATTTTGCCTATCATCTAAGCCTATTTGTGTTGTTCCTGCTTGTGTGGCGTTTAGGGCGGTGTTAGATCCCATAAGACCCATGGAACTGGCGGCATTTAAACCGTGCTCTTGTGCCATTTTTTCAGCTTGGATAGCCTGTGGGCTTTCAGAGTAACTTTCTGTCCATTTTTTATTTAGCTCGGTGGGATCCATCAAATTTTTAATGATTTCGTCTAAATTACCATATTGTTGTTGGCCGTTTTGATTATAGGGATCTAAATACCCCTGGCTTTGCTGATAATATTTATCAAGCTGCTCTTGGCCCTTAGCATATCCTTTGCCTGGATGTAAAAAACTCGATAGCCAGCTCATGGTTGCATCTCCTTATGGGTAGGCGGCTGTCGTGAATTGAACAAGCGACCCGTTTTGCTTCCCTACATAAACGTGGTTTGTTGTATCATACAACAAAACTCCATTACCCAAACTTCCCGCCACATTAAAAGCAGTTATCTGAGCCGCTGTATAACTCATAGCGGTTAAAAAATTAAAAGCGTTTTGAATATCATTAATGTTTTCGTTTAATGAATCAACTAAAACCCATAACCATTGTAAAAACTGCGCATCAAAATCGCTATTTACAATAGGCGCTGCATCAACCCTATCTAAAAATATAGTCATTAATTAGCCCCACCGGATACTCTGCGTGTATTGCGCACCGCGCCTAGCACCACAATAGGGGCTGAGGATACGCAAATAAGCCTATAGCAGCGATTACGGCTACATCCTAGCTCATACCAGCGCATGCGCCATCGGTATTGACCAAGAGGGCTAAATTCCCTTAAATCAGCCTGTAGGTACGTCTCGCCCCCATCATCGCTATAATAAAACTCCATATGGGGCTTAAACAACGCACAATAATGGTTATCGTCAAAGGATGGTGTGTTAGATCCCTCCGCAATAAGGTATTTATCATCCTCTGACAAGATATAAATAGGATTATCATCTGTGCTATTTTCAGCCACAATAAAAGTGGTATTAAGAAAAGGTGAGCAATTTTGATAAAATGTTTTGTTACCAAATACAAAATCAATCTCTACATAATCATCTTCAAACTCAGAATAATCAGGCTGATATATTTGTTGGGTTACCAGCTCATAGCGCATAGGATATTTTAAAAACGCATCATCGGCTTGTGGATCCGGTTGATCAGGATTTCTAAGCTCATTGTGATAAATGTTACCCGCCATCTGATAAATAGCCGGATCGCCCTGTACAATCACCAAATGCGCGTTATTAAAATACACATGCTTTTGTATTCGGTTTCGCTCACCATTTAACTCAATTGCCCGGCCCCACTTTCCTGTTTCAAAGTTATATTCAATACAGTTGGCATTATCAATAATGTCCAGATCGCCAAAACCTACAAAGGCTCCAGCGCCAGCCCTATAAAAAATAGTGTTCTCATATTGATATAAAAACCCATCCACCTCGGTTAATAAAAACGGGCTTAACGCCTCTGGGTGTGTTGAGTTCTCAAGCAATACATTGATCGCCTGAGACGATATGTCTTCAGGCTTCTGCCCGTTACTCATCATAAACGATACAAGACCGTTTGAATTTTTCGCAAGCCATACCATCATGCCAAAATCAACGCTTAAACTATTTGGATCAGCAATTCCAAAATCAAAATTATATGAGCTATTTATTTTCCACGGAAACTCACGCGTTACACCACCTACGGTAATCTGGGTGATAATGTTCGCCCATACGTCGGTTGTAAAATCACACATGATATAAAGCTGATTATGTAATACTGCAAATTGACCAATAACCCCCGATGCACGCGCGTTTAAGGCCGCTGCAAGCGAGGGATCTGTAAAATAAGTATTTGCATTGCCTGATAAGTTAATCTGACTCAAATAAAAATCAGGCGTGTCCGCTAAACTCACCACGAAGCGGTTCCCAAACGCCGCAACATAGAGAGGTTTACCGCCGGTCGTTGAACCGCCGGGGGCGTTTGGGTCTGTTACAACCTCTGCACTAACCGATGAGCCGTTCTCAGTTATAACAAAGATGTTATTATTATCCGTCATCATGTTGTATACGGTAGTCCCCACCGCAAGCGTGGCAAACCATATAGGCGCACCAAGAGCTACACTAATTGATAGCGTTTTTCTGTTATAGAATCTATCAAATTGATAAACCGTTGTTCCGTCCACCACGTATAAGAAATTAATTGATTTAAATTCTACGCGGGGTTGTGCGTTAAAAACTAATTTATTTTGGTTTAGAAATCGGACGTGTTGACGGCCCATAGCGGGGTATAGTGCTTGTTTCTTTTTGCCGGAGTCTACGGCTATGCCGTACCAGTTTGCGCAATCCATAGATCCAAACTGCGTAAAGCGCTGGCGGTCATAGTAACAAAATATAGGTAATTGCTCTATTTGCCAATCTTGCATTTTGCGGGCTACCATCAGATACCTGCCCGGACGCGCCACGCCCCGTTAAGCAAAGATTGCTCATCCCCTGCTATGGATAAGTTAACCTCGGATGCGGACTCCATTTCAGCCTCAAGCTCGCGATAATCAGCCTCTAAATCATCAGTCCACGCCGATGCGCGCCCCTTAAACTTACAGGTGTATTTCGCGCATGCATACAAAAAGAACAGCTCAAAATAATCTGGCAATCCCTCTAGGGTATCATTTGAGGTTAAAATAGTTTTTTGAAACTTACCCCTAGCATAGAATGTAAAAAACTGACTAGGCGCTGGGTATAATTGCGCACGCACAATTTTGGTGTCGGGAAATGTAATAATAAAGCGCGGAAGCCCTTGCAATGGCTCGTACTTCCACGCTGATAAGTACTCATCACGGCTTTTATCAATCAGCGGGTAGGTAACGCCGCTTAACTTAAGCCATGCGTTATCAAGGTTTGCAAGCCTACCCTCTTTGATGTAAACCACATCGGGATGCGGTACTTCGGTTGAGAATGTCAAAACTGAGTTACCGTTGAGTGTTGCGTTGTTGGTAAGGGTTATGATGTTTCCAACGATGGTTGATATATAGGTCAATAACGGTATTCCGCCACCTGATACCCCGTCGCCTACATTATAAAGCGTGCCATCTGCGACTGTTATTACAGGGGATGCGGCGGTAAGTCCTACGGTTTCGGTTTGCGTTGTAACCGGACCTGTGTAATCGGGATCGGTAAAATAAATCTCTTTTACCGGTAAATTGATATCCACCGAGACGGTTTTGGCAATAGTTAAAAACAATCCTGTAGCGGCGTATCTATTCAAAATCTGATTCATAATGCGAATAGCCAGCTTCTCGTCATCCCCGTGCAGCGGTATAGTGGGGTTCGAGGCTGATATAAGCCTATACATTTGAAAAATAAACTCGCGGACTGTAGAGGCCATTTTTATCCCTTCGGTAAGAAATCATCCGTAACTTCAAACGCTAAGTCATCAGCGGGAGCGCTTTTTTGTTCCTCATCATCACCGCAATCATCTTTTAGATCGCACGTGATAACCGGAACCTCTTTTTTAGTCCGTTGAGGCCGTGATTTTGTCTTAGTCTTAATAGCCTCAAGGCTTAATTTTGCATCTTCAGGCGTTGCAAACCATAAACCAGATTGCATGTTAGCCTCAAATTCATCCCATGATTCGGCTATTCGCCTAGAGCCATCAGGGGCGTGTATAAATGCTCTAAAGTTTTTTTTATCTACAATACGACCTAAATAAATTGCGGGTGTTCCTTTCATCTTTGCATCCTTGTCAAGCGTAAAATTCACACCAACCAAAATAGGATGGTGTGAATTTTGTTAAACTTACGAGCAGATACGAACCGCAAACTCAGGGTTAATAGCCACACCGCATATAACGTCGATACGATCTAACTGCTCATAGTTACGGATATCCGCACCTAAAGAGTAGGTCATAGCTAGTTTGTAAAGGTCTGAGTAACGTGTCACAGCCTCAACACCACCGCGCAATTCTTTGATAGGAGGTGCTGCGAATACAACCGCTTGCGTATGATAAGCCAAAGATACGTTATGCGAGTCACGTAGCAATATTTGAGCGCCGTTAGGGATAGCCGCGCTGATATTTTGACGCGCACCGTCAATAACTATCGTTGGGTTAACAGGAATATCCGCTGTTCCACCACCGGTAGCTACAACGGTTGCTGTTACCACGAACTGCGCACGTTGCTCTAAAGCGTCATAAGTTAATGGGTTAACCATAAACACACCAGCCGCATCATCAACCTCGATAATATCGCCGATGTTAAACGCTACAACAGATGGCACTAATCCTGTTACGGAAATAGTGTTACCAGATACGATTGGACCGTTGGTTACTGTACCACCTAGCTTAAATCCTGCAGGGGGTGAGCCACCTGCTTGACCAGCACCTGCAATTTGACGGCTTAAAAAGTTTGTTTTGAAGAAATCAAAGCCTGATAAATGGCCGACGAAACCATCAATTAACGCGCCAGTGTTCACGGTGTTATTGAAAGTGTTGTATAGGTCATTTGACAGGTTAGCAGCGATACGTGGGCCAATACCGGAGAAGCGTTTACCATCCTCTGGGATTGCAAGCTCGGTCATGTAGGCGTCTGCACTTAAAATCGTGTTGAAATCTACTGGTACGCCTGGTGTACCTACCGCTTGATAGGTTTTAGTTTGAAATTCAGACGCTATGAATTTTTCAACTAAGTTTGCAAGGCGTTTAGCACGAGGGGCGTTTGCCATTTCCAAATAAGGCTCGTCACGCGCTCTATCGAATGTCAGGTTAAATCCTGTGTATTCGATCATGGTGCGGAATTGCTTAGTAATTGAAAGAGGTCTGATAATCTGAACACGCGCCTCTGCAGTAGCTGTCGCACCCTCACCGGCTAGATATCTTTCCTCTAAGCGGTAGTCTAGTGTTTGACCTGTTGCAAAGCGTAGACTTTTGAAGTCGCCTTCAAGGTTACGGTTAGCGGTTCTTGCAAATGATAATGAGTTCCAAAATCGGACGAATACGTCGTCTAAAACGTACTGCGTCTCTCTAAAGACGTTAGCCATGTTTGTTCTCCATGAACAAATTAATAAATACCCTTATGGGTTCCTATTTCATTTGTCCGACGGTCGACAATGACAGCTTAAATACGCGTCTCGTTTTTTTATGGGTAGCGGAGTCCCTTACTCGCCTTTCATTTGTGATATTAGGCCGCCAACCATACTTTTGTCAAATTGAAACCGAATTCGGGTAAGTGGTAACCGAATTCGGTTTGCAATGTTAGTATGATAGCAACCGAATTAGAGTTTCTGTAGCTATCGGGTGTAACGCGTCCAACTCTGCTTTAAGCTCAAATATTAAATCAAGCCCGTGTTTTAAATCCCCTAACGCATCACGCTCATAGCGCTGGTTTTGGCCGTCTGGTGTACACGCTTTATCATTTAGTCTAGGCCCCATGTAATAATTTAAAATACTCATTTAACTCTCCAAAAATTTGGCATAGGTTGCCTCGAAAATATCGGCCTTACAGGGATATATTTCGCCTTGAATGCCTTTAATCACATAATCACCTGGCATTGCGGTCATATCGCCCTCGAGGGTATGGATAGTAATTCCAGATCCATCAGGCGGTACGGTACAGTGTGTGTTATCAATCAACCAGCTAGGCTTTTTATCAAAGCCATAGCGGAATGCCTCAATCACAATAGGTTTTTTTACAAATTTCATCGGTTACCCTTTAGTCGCTGTTTAACAGAGGTTAGGCGCTTTGCATCAGCTTTCGCCAATAAATCATCACCGCTGGTATCTCGCTCTTTAGGTTTTGATTTAGTGGTTGCATCCTCTTGCGTGCGGCCTAGTGGGCGTGGTGCTTTTGTTGTTGGTTTGTTTTTTCGCATACGCTCTTCAAGTTTTCCCATTTCCATCATTTGGCCGTAGGGGTCGCGTATTTTTGAGATACGTTCAAGATCTTGCGGGTGACGTTTAGCTGCTGCATATAAAAAAGCGGCAGGATTATCCATAGCGCGGGTTGCAAGCGTCATGGGGTTGGTTATTTCACAGGGAAGGCTGCCTATTACCTCTCTAAAATCATCAAAGCGGCTCATGCCGTCGCGAAATTTTGTCTCAAATTGTTGTTGCGCCTCGGCATCGCGCTGGCGTGTTTCTGCCTCTTGTGTTTCGCGTGTCATGGAATTGACGGTTTGTTTGACAAAGCTTGCTAATTGTTGCTGCCAGTTTCCTGCGGCGTCGGGATCGTACTCAAAATCTTTTGCCGCTTGTTGTACCTCACGGCTTGCGCCCTGATTGGCTAATTGAGAGCGAAGGTCTTGTATTTGCCTGTCGCGCTCCTCAACCTCTCGCTGGTACTGTTTTTCTTTGCGGTCTAGGCGATCTTTCATGCCCTTAGACATACGCTCTTTTTTGTTGCCGTATTCGTCCTCGTCAAATTCTTTCGTGTGATCGTCTTCCGGCTCATCTGCCTCATCCTCGTCTGCGTCTGAATCGTTCGTGTGATCGTCTTCCGGTGCATTGTCATACTCAGGTGTTTCGTCCTCTAGCTCCTCAACGGGATCTGGTTCATCTTGAAACTTCTCCTCCGTAGGCATAGGGTGCTGTGGTGTGCTGCCGCCCATTAACAGATCGTCAATACTACTTATAGCCATAAATCCCTCTCTCTTTTAGTTAAATCCTTTCAATCTACACAATTTTATGGGTTAAAATTTTCACCATATTATCCGCGTGTGCAATAGCATTATCGCTTTGTGTTCTTTCAGTTTCTGCCATATACCGTATGCGCTGCTCCTCAACATTACCTGCAAGCTCCATTTGTGCAATTTCTAATTTCATACGCTCAATTTCAATTTCTGCCTGCATTTCTTTTTCTTTAAGCGCCAATTCTTGTTGCTTTAATTGAATTTGTGCTTGCTTGTATTGTTGATCGGCCTGCTGGGCTTGCTGTTGTATTTGTATAGCCTGCTCTTCAGCGGACGGTCCTTGTTGCTGCGGCATTTCACCCGTTTTACCGGCCTCAACAATTTGCGGTGGTACGCGCGTCTTAAGTCTATTTTTAATTTCAAGAGTATTGGCAAGAGGCAAGTTTTCAGCGTAGAGGTCGGCAATGAGATTAAACGCGGTAGGGTCTGCCTGCAACACATCACGTAATGATTGTAATGCCTGCTCTTTTTGGCCCTCATAAGATGGTCCCGGTTTTAACCTAACCTGATAAGTTCCCTTTCTAATATCATTTTCAACCTGCTCTCCATACTCATCACGCTGCTTGTTAATAGTAATATTTTTCATACCCTCATCAGGCATCATTAAGGTCATAACACGCTCTGTATCATAAACACGCGGTATCATCTCATTAACAATCTCGCCGCCCGTAGCAATTGCGCGGTTAATGGAATTAAAGAATACATAGGTTGAGTAACTTCCCTGTCTTGTTCTTGCATCAATGGCTTTTCCTGATGCCTCGTCACCGTTGTTTCCCATTCGTGCTGGATATAATCCTGTGCACGTATATAAATCTTCAATAGCAAGTTGATATTGCTGGAATAAGGATGCGGATAGCTCTGGGGGTCTAATTTGTTCAGGTTTAGCACCGGATGCTGATTCGTCATAGGTAAGCATTCCTTGGATGGCTGTAGGATCTCGCCAGTTTCTTTGGGTATCAAGGCTTGCCACGTTTTTCTTAGACCCAATCCATTGGTCGTATCGACTAACCTTGAGGATATAAGCTGATTGAGTTCGGAGGTAATTGATATATCGCTGGGTATCACGGCAATCTCCAAAGAATGAGCGGGTAATTTGCTTGCCTGTTTTATCGTAATAGCTATTGTTATCGACAAAAGGCATAGGCAATTGTTCGCTGGGAAATTCACTCTGATCTAGTATGTAATTTCCCGCAATCTTGTAGTGAATGATTTTATGTTTTTTACTAGGTCGTTTATCCTCTATGCGTACAATTTCACCATCCTGCCATAAGGTCATCGTCTCAAACGTGTCCTCGTCGGTCTCAACCGCTAAGTCTTGACCCTTAGTATTGTAACGGTCAACGTCCATACCATTTTCTTGCGGCAATATATCGTGATTACCCGTCACACCAAACCCATCAGGTGATTTAGGCATAAGCTCTTGCCCATTACCCAAAGATAAGGCATGTTCACCACCATCGCCAAACGGCATTTGTTGCTGGCTAGCCCCCATTAATTGCTGCTCTAAGTCCATCATTTGGTTTTTTTGATTCACATCGCGGGACTTTTCAATCAGCTCGTCCATTTCTTCCTGATTAAGAATATTGCCGTTTGACAGTTTATAAAGCATATCTTTTTCAAACTTGCGCACGTAATGATGGATGATTGATACCGACTCATCATCAGCCCATGTAAACGGATCGTCTGTTTCGTTAGGTTGTACGGCTAGCGCTACCTCCTCCTCTGTAGCCGCTATTAATCCAGCGCCTATAGAGTCATCCACGTCCTTGCCATACATTTCTCTAAATTTCTTGCGTGTCATACGTGATATATAGCCGCAAAGAGTGCCGTCTGTTTTGTTAATGCTTTCAGCTCCCACATCCCAATAGCAGCGGGTGGCATCCTTGAAATAGCGGTATTTAATATCTAAATCAAATGATTTGGCATGCGTGTAATCTGTATCAACTAAAAACGCCCCAAAGCTGCCTATAGCGGCCTGCCCCGCCGCTACCTGATAAGCGGTCGTAGCATCGGTTGAAAACATAATGTCTTTGGTGATTATTTCGCGTAAGGAGGCGACTTTCTCATCGCATCCGCTCATAGGGACCACTTGTAATTGGGGGGTATTTTGTTGTTGCTCGCCTAACAATGAGTTTGACATAGTGCCAAGCTTGTTGGCGGTAAGGGGGACTTTACGAAAGGTTTTAATCATATCGTCCTCTTCATCCTGGTCCCATTGCTGGCCTAGAACGAAGGTGTGCATGATATGGTATAAGTCAATGTTTTGTTTAAAATACCCGCGCCATTTTTCGCATGCAATACGGGCTTGACGAGCTATTTTCTCATTCTGTCTGGCCATTTCAGTCCCTTGTAATGTGTTTATAAGCAATCCGTACTTACATATTAAATCAGCCGACCAGCAGTATGGTCAGGCAATCTATTTACTTGATAGCCTCCGTCATTAACGTATTCCCCGCCATAAAACGTTAATATAAACGCCTCTGCGCAATCAGGTGAAAGCAGGCCGCGTTTTTTGGCATCTATTTTGCTTTCTAATTGCAGCTTATCGCTTGAGTCGTATTTGTAGCCTAGCCCGCATAAATCGGTTTGTAGCTCATCGCTATCGGGAATTTCTACCGGCATTTCCTGTATTAACCACTCACGTCCCCTATCCCAAAGCTCGGCACGGGTATTTTTATATCTGCTCGGATCTTCGGGTTTACAGGACACATTGACCCCGTGAACAATATCAGTGTAACCTAACTCGTGCAGTCTATCGACCACGCCAGCACCAATTCCTATACAGTCAATACAAACCCGCTTAGGCTCCTCTTTATCAATGATGCGCTTAATTATGCCTGCTAATTGCATTAAATCTATATTGTAATGCGTCTCTAATCCATAGGCACGACGGCCTCTGCGTCTAATAATTGCTATTCTATCATCACCCATACGAGCGGGATCTACCCCCAACACCAGGTGCGAGTTACTGTCAACCTGCGTTTTTCGCGCCTTAATGACATGTTCGGGGTTAATAAACGTATCAGTTATTGACGATAAAAACGCCTCATCATCAGTAAAGGGGTATTCCTGCCTAAACTTGCGACACTTTTGTTCATGATCGCCTTTAATATCCTGCAATTTAATGCGCCGCCAATTAAGGTGGCCAGGTCTAAGACCGTTTGCGCCAAATTGCTCAAGCCAACCGCGCTCCTCATCGGTAGGGATAAAACTTGCATCATCAATACAATATTCATCCTGCCAATACCACGGCACAAATATTGCCTGGTAACGGCTTGAGCCGTTCTTTGCCGCCTGCCAATCGGAATAAAAATCATTGGCCTGGCCGTTAGCGGTGGACTCTTTAATAATTTCGGTATCGTCAATTTCTGCGACCGTATTCATCAAGCCCATACCAATTTTGGCAGCGTCTTTATAGAACGCATACTCTGAAAGATGTAAATATTGGTTGGTCATGCCGCGCCCCACCTCAACGCTGCCCGCCGTACCTACGCGATAACCAGATCCCAAACCATCATACATCAGCGTGTTATCATTCTTTTTATCAGGCTGGGGAAATAAGTCCTTATCTAGATTTTCACTATAACGCTTGGTCATTTCAAAAAGCGCACGGGTTGAGTCTGCATGATGGGTAAGAATAAAAGATTTTTTACCGCGCTTTGTGACGGTTTTATGAAAGAAACGGGCTTGAATCAGGGTGCTAACGCCTTGTTGCCGACCCTTAAGTACTAAAGCTCTTACCTTACCGGTGGCCGCAAGTTGCGCCTCTAGGCGCTCTTGAATGTAAAGCTGTGCACGGTTAAGCTCAAACTTACGCTCTGCACCTGATTTGTCATGAATGATGAGAAAGTTTTTAGCAAAGAGCGGCAAAGACTTTAATACGCGTATTAGCTTATCTTCAGACATGCATCTTAAATCCTTTTAATCAACCAGCTTATCAATAAGCATTTCAACCAATTTCTTATTGGTTACACCCTCATCGTCTTTCTCACGCCATTTACCGCGCGTTTTAAGCCAAAATATCATCGCGGATAGGTCATCGCCCTCCGTAGCCTTGCGAAACAATTTAGCGGCTACCTTAGCATTTGCGCGTACCACGCTATTATCTATCTCATCTCGGTAGTATTTAACGAGCGTATTGATATCAATGCCTAGGTGATCTGCTATTTGTTCCTGGGTATTTCCAAAGCTTACAAGAGCGCCTACCTCTGCACGAGTCTTATCGGTAGGCTCATGCGGCTTAGATATCCCTGATTTCGGTCTGGCCATCCTTAGCCTCTCTTACGGCCTTTTTGCCGCTGTAATTCTCATAGCGTTTAATAATGATATCGCAATATTTTGGATCTAGCTCCATCATTAACGCACGTCGCTGGGTTTTTTCACAAGCTACCATAAGCGTACCAGATCCCGCAAACGGATCGTACACATACTCGCCAGGGTTTGTATGATGAATAATCGATCGCGCAAATAATTCAACAGGCTTTTGCGTAGGATGCTCAGTCTTATCATCTTTTAATGTGGCATTTGCTGCGTTAGGCGAATCACAATCCCATACCGTGGTTTGCTTGCGATCACCCTTCCAATTGGATTTATTGCCCTTCTTAACAGCATACCAACACGGCTCATGTTGCCAATGGTAATTAGATCGACCCAAAACAAACGCTGATTTGCGCCATATAATTTGCTGTTTGCACTCGAAACCAGCATCCCGTAGGTTAGTCATCACCACATCAGTAAACGCGCTAGCATGCCATACATAGGCTACAGCGCCTGGAAATAATACATAGGTGTCATACCAATCTGCACGGTCATCATTCTTAACAACATTCTTATTGTTTTTACTGCCGTCAGGTTTGGCGGTATCACGCCATGACATATCAAGCTTTACACCATACGGGGGATCGGTCACCATAGTATTAGGATGCTGACCACCTAGTAACCGCTCTACATCAGTGGCAACAGTAGAATCCCCGCATAATAGCCTATGATCGCCAAGCAACCATAAATCACCCAATTGCGCTTGAGTTTCCACCGCAATCGGTAAATCATCCTCACCACAAAATGCGTCCGGCAATTCATCAGGAAATATTTCAGATAATTCTTCAAGGTCAAACCCCGTTAATGTCAAGTCATAATCAAACCCCTTAAGAAATTCAAATTGACCTAACAGTATCTCCCTATCCCACCCAGCATCCAAAGCAATTTTATTATCAGCAATCACTAAAGCCGCTTTCTGCTCATCACTTAAGCCGTTCAATACAATACAAGGCACCTCGGGCATATTAGCTAATAGCGCCGCAGCTAACCTACCGTGGCCTGCAATGATGGTATTGTGTTCATCGATAAGAAGGGGGTTTGTGAAACCAAACTCGTTAATGGAGCGAACAATCTTTTCTATTTGTTCAACAGAATGTGTGCGAGAATTGGCCTCGTAATGGGCCAATTCCTGTACAGATACGCTTTTATAGTCCCTAAGACTCATACTATGGACCAGCCTGCTCGTTGCGTTTTTCACCACGCAGCTCGCCACCCGCCTCACCAGGCTCACAGTATTTAGGTTGCATCTTGTTTTGAGACTCAACACGTCGACCATACGCCGATGGCACGCCGTTGTAATGAGTATTGCCGCTCGCAGAATCATCAGACGTATAGTCTTTCACTTCGCTCATGTTAATCACTCCATGTGAATTAAGTATTAATCGATTAATAAGTGCGGCATTGAAATGGCCATGAACAAGATATTTAGTCCTATCCCCTCCAAAACAAATGCCACACGCTAAATGTAGCATAAACAAATCTTATCCACAAAATCTGTGAACAAACCCGTTGATAACACCATAAAACCCAAAATACACGCGCCCTATAGCGCGCGAAAGATACTAAGACAATAAGACAAAATAATTTACATAAACTGTGTGGCAAGTCTTGCTATATGTAGCAATAGTTGCTATAGTGTGTTTATCAACAATAAATAAGGGTTAAAAATGACAAAATTTGAATTACAAGTGATGATTGATGATGTGATTGAATCATTGAAGTTTTTAAAAGCCAAGCAGGCTCGTTATGTATTTTTAGACCATTGGTTAAGCGCTGATTACGACCGGGCTATAGACGGATTGCAGGAAAGTATAGAGCAATTAGAGTTTGATCTAGCAAATTATGAAGATTACATACAGAGGCAAAAAAATGTTAAAACTAACTGAAATAACGCTATATGATTTAATGGCAGAGGATTTAGATGTTTGGATAAAAATTGACAAGAAATTTGGTTTTAATTTACAAATTGATGATGAGAATGGCGATATTTTGATTGACGAGGAACACATACATCCTTGCGCTGCTGATTCATTTGCTGATTTTTGCAGACGGTACTTAGCTTGTTACGATAACGCAAACAAGAGTGAGGCTGCATAATGGCTATTGAGAAATACAGTTGTTATGAATTTGAAATAAAAATGGCTGTTATTATGAGGGATCTTGCAACGCTTGGATACTTTTATCAAATTTACGATCCACATTACAAACCATGCGAACAAACTGTTATTGAAGAATCAGCCGAATGGTTTGAAACAGAACAAGAGGCACGGTTTGCCGCTATAGGCCATATTGATTTACTAGAAAATGGAGAGGGCTAGGATGCTCATTAAGTTAAAATGCTTGTTGAAAGGTCATCGCTTTTTGATGAATTATTACCCGGCTTACGCCTGTTATTATCCGCGAACCAATGATCGATGCGAGTTTTGCAACAAATGTAGAGGTAAAAATGAAATACGATAAATTACAGGAATACAGCAAAATAGCGGCTGGTATTACCGCCGCTATGGATACGTTAATACAAACTCAATCACTATTTGTTGACTTGTTGCTAAAAGAGTGTGACATGCCAAGTGAAATGAAAGAAACCATGATTAAAGACATGAACAAAGTTATCGGGGTGCATAAAATATGAGGCGAAAAGAAATAACCCAGCAAGAGCGCAATGAGTTGCAATCGTTTTTACTAGGTATGGCTATGGGTAGCATTTCATCAATATTATCGTGCGACAAACAGCTGTGGTTTACCAAGCTGCTTGAGTTACAGCAGAGCTTATCACAAGGCGTCGAAATAATTTATTATGGAAGACCGGATTATTTTAACCCAGAACCACCAGCTGAGTAGCAACCGGGCCTTTCGCTGATTGGGAAGGCTCAAAACTCACTTTATCGCCCTCTTTCAAGCTCTTAAATCCCTGCATATTAATTTCTTTAAAATGTATAAAAAAATCTTTGCCGCTGGATGTTACAAATCCAAATCCTTTTTGGTCGCTAAACCACTTTACCTCACCGTTAACCATGTAATCATCCATCTCTAGTTAATAAAAATCAATTTCTACGGGGCATATCCTTGCCACGTTCAACGTTTGCCTATTCCCCTATACCTTTGCATAGGTTTATCCGGAGGCGGCTTATATCGCTCTGTATTGCCGTGAGCGTAGTCCGGCATCCCTGCCTCCATCCAACACTGAACTGCTACAAACAGTGTTTCGTCCGGTATCAACCCGTTTAACATATCTTGTTTGTCATCATTGCTCAATAGCCTTGTCGATATAAGTTTAGGTGAGACCCCTAGTTTGATACCCAGATGAAACAGCTTTTTCTGGCACTCCTCTTTCGTCAACGTCTTTGCCATTTAAATCATCCTTGAGTTTTTGGAACATGGCGCTAAAGCTCTTAAGCCCTTCTCCTTTGGCCACCGCCCTCGTTATTCCTTGATACATTTGTGCGTCTTGCTTGTATTGATCTTGTTTAGCGCGTTGCTCTGCCTCCTCTTTTTCACGAATTGATTGGCTTGATATACCGTTCCAGCCTTGAGGTATTAACCACTTACCCTCACGCACTTTTTTCAAAAATATATTTAACTTCTTGTTAACGGAATCAAAGCGCTTGTCCTTGTTCGTTTCAAAGGCGTAATAAATACCCTGATTGATAATATCGTCCTCGACGTAGACCTTACGGTTAGCAATAACAAGGTTTAAATGGGTTTTAACAGATTCAGTATCAGAAAAAACAGAAGGGTTTACAGGCTCCTTGTTTTGTTTTTTCTTGGAAACCTCATGAGAAACCTCTTGTATATATAAGTATGCATTTGGTGCAGTGACCTCTGCATATTGTGCAGGGGGTACTGCATATGGTGCAGTAGGTGGCAATTTTTGTACAGTGTTATCCACACCCTCTGCATTTGGTGCAGTACTGTTTGATTCTTGAGCAGGTTTATAAAAGCCGTAGGTTTGGGAGACGTCGAATGTATTGGTTTGGCCGCGTCGGAAATGGTAGAGGTTAAGGCGTTGGATTATGTAGTGGGTATGTTCTAGCTCGTTAAGTACATCGTATGTTTTGCGTTCTGATATGCCGGATAGGGTGGCTAGGTTTTTGACGGTGATCTCGACCTCGTCGCATTGTTGCGTGTAACTCATAAGTTTTCGCAACTGTCCGTAAACTTTCAGAGCATACGGCGATAACAAATCAAAAATAACCTCGTCCATGATTAAAAAATTTGTTTCTTTCGCACGTCTAAATTTTACATGATCACGTTTCATGATATACTGTCTCCGTTGTGTTCTCCGCTAAAAGAACGTATTTGTAGGGATGTACCCGTAATCAACGGCTAATTGATTGCGAGCGAGGGCTGGACGCCCTAAACTTAATCTGGTTTTCTAGCTATAAACAATAACCCCTCTTTTTCAAGCTGCTTTAAAACAAACATTACAAACCCATAATCCACTTTAAACTTTTCTATTATTCTATCAATGATTACCGTAACTGTCGTGGCTTCATGATCGAGGAGCATCCGCAAATAGGTATATAGCCCAAGAACATCAAGCTCGTTAAACGCCTCAATAATTTTATTATTAATTCTGGTGTGGGGGTACTTCTCTATTTCATCATTCATGCTATAGTTACCTTGTTGTAAATTTTTCATGATTAAATCCTTATTTAAGTTGATGATGCCCAAACTAGCCGCCCAAGTATTATAATGTTTTATGGGCGGCTTTTTATTAAATGCACACGCAATCTTCTTTTAATTCCTTTACAAAATCATTTAGCCAGTGTTCGGCTGCGTGCACCTCAGCAATATTGAAAAAGAATGGGCTTAATGAATTGGGTTCACGATCGTGAATTGAATTAGCAAGGGTTTCAAGTAATTGTTGCGATTTCGCGTGTAAGTCCATTTATTCATCCTTGTAAATTGATTCGTCAATGATAGTAATATTACGGGATTTTTCTAAGAGCAATCTTGTAATCATAGAGGATAAACCAAAATGGTGATCACAAAGACCCATTCCCTTTTTGCCATCAGATTGCGTATAACGTATTACCCATTTGTAACCTAAAGGCGGGTTTTTCAGGTCTTCAAGCCTCATTAGCACCCCCATGCTCTTTCATGGCCTTTTCAATATCAGCCTTAAGACCATCATTGAAATAACGGTGCAAACACCACGCAGCCCACATGGAGCGCGCCTTAAGAACCTCATTATTGCTCTTAATATGGCCTAACAATGACTCTAAAAACTTAATGTGCGCCTTAAGTGATAGTTTTGCCTCTTGAATATTATTGTTTTCATTATTGCTCATAGTAATTCTCCTTATTCAATGTATAAACCAAGGCCTATGCCAATCAACGCAGCCTCGTAGTAGTTCCAATCTATATGAAAATGTTTAGTTACCACGACATAAATAAGGTAAACCCCTATAAAATGAGATAGTCTTTGCCATGGCAATCCAAAAAACCATCTGGCAAAACGTGTTTGCCAATGTTGAATAAATATCTTATGTCGTGTGAACCCCTCAACAAGATCTAAATCTTGGTATATTTTTATGTGAGTATCAGCAGCTTTTTTGGTTTTGAAAGTTATGTTGCACAAACAAATATATTTACTCATCACTATGCCTCCACTCGTTATAAGTATCTACTGAAGCACTGTAACCATCCCAGCAATCAATGCCGTGATAGAAAAGTGATTCAAGCTTCAATTCTTTATCCTGAAGCTCCCTTAACCGTTCAAGCGTAATCAGTATCAATTCTTTACTTTCTTCACTCATATCGCGGTCTCAAGGTTAATTTATTTTTATCAATCCACATCCAACGGCTATCTGGCTTGTCTTTCAAGCTATGCGGCAGCTCACCAATAATTTCAACATATGCCCTATCGTGGCATAGATCATGAACCATCGCCGGAACATCACCGCAATCTTTGCACCCGGTAACCACGGTTACCACATCACCTTTATGCATCAAAATTCCTCTAATATTTCACTTTTTGTAAATTTAACTAGCCGTAGTTTTTCGCCTGTTTCTTTTGCCATTCTTATAATAATTGGCCTAAGCATATTGAGAGTTTTTTGGTGTCCAAAAACCATGGGCAAAGCACCTGCAGGGGTCATCATGGAGCAAATACCCTCCCCTTTTTCATCAATAGATAAAACAGCGTATATTTCATCCATCATTTGTTCATTTTCTGGCATGTGATAAATAGTCAATTTTAATCTCCGCAAATCATAGTTTTTAATTGTTCTTTGGCACACCCAAGGCGATGCGTGCCTTTTTTAAGGTCGATAACAAGCCGCTCTTTCCACTCCACATACCAATTGCCAATCTGATAACAGATAAAATCAATTTGTTTGGGGGTAAATGACTCTTGATTATTAACAAGCCTTTCATATTTTGGTAAATAATCAGGACATGTGCGCTCGAAAACCTCTATTGATAGCATCCACTCTTGAACAATTTCGCGTTTTTCTGCCCATTCTATTTCTGATTTTTGCGCTTTATTAATTAATTTTTTTAAATCCACGTACATGTTAAAAATAGTATCATTCACTCAAAACCCCCATCACTTTATTGATAAAATCTTTCATATCATCGTCACGTAACATAGCTAATCCACAAAAGGCATCTAAATCCTGTTTGCAATAGTCTTTATAACCCACCCAAATTTTAGATCCCCTAATCCCCATAGAATCAAGATGCAAAAAAATAATAATGATATTGTCCGGATGTTTTTTATATATCTGCCTAATAACAGACATGGCCCCAGGATTTCCCTCAGACATTTTTGACATAATATCAGCAAAGCTATCCGTAACTTTTAAAACTGTATTCATTCGTTATTGCTCCACTCAGCCTTAAGACAACCATTCGTTAATCGCTCAAGCTTGTACTGCGAATTTTCAGGTACAAACCCCCATTTCATCCAATTTCTAAAAGAGGCATCGGACATTTTTGTTTTTTTCTTAAACTGGTAACTATTGCCATAATATTTTTTTACATCATTTGGTGTCATTGAGATCTCCTATTTTCAAAATAGTTTACAATAATACTTGCTATATAGCAATAGTTATTATAATATGGCTGCACGTCAATACCGACGCAGACTACATAAAGTAAAGAGGTATTAAAATGCAAGACAGCACCAATGAACAAGAGCGTTTTTTTGTTGATAGCGTTAAAGAGTTAGAGAAAGTTAACAAGCAATTAGCAAAATTAGTGTTGCGCAAGGAAGAGTTAACCGAGCAAATAATTTCTGCTTTAGAGCACGATCATGAGGGTCAAAAATCATACGAATACGGTGTTTGGAAAATTGAGGTTAAAACGCCATTTGTATACTCGCTAAACAAAAAATTATATGAATCAGGTAGCGTTAAATTGCCAGATGATTTTAATCCCATCAAAGAATCTGTATCTTACTCAGTTGATAAGCGCCTATGCGATAAATTCATGACCGATGCACCTAAAAAGGTACGTGATGCGCTTGCAGAGTTAATAGATAAAAAGCCAGGTAAGGCAGGAATCACTATCAAGGAGCGAGTGTAAATGAGTAACACTGTATTGGTCATAGGACAATCGGGAAGTGGTAAATCCACCTCCCTGCGAAATTTAGATCCCAAAACAACATTCATCATTAATGTTTTGGATAAACCTCTCCCCTTCAGGGCTTTTAAGAAAAATTACAATGCTGCATCAAAAAACTATTACAGCACCAGTGATTGGGCCAAGGTAGTCAATTGCATTGATCGCGTTAATAAAGAGCGTCCCGATATAACAACCCTAGTTATTGACGACTGGCAATACATCCTAGCCTATGAGTTTATGAATCGCGTAAGTGAGCGTGGTTTTGATAAATTCTCGGAGCTAGCCAATCACGGATGGTCTACGATTAACGCCTGTTTAGGCACGCGCCCTACCTTAACTAACTTCATTTTAGCGCATAGCGATGTCGATCAAACAGGTAGGTCTAAATGCAAAACAATCGGAAAATTGCTAGATGAAAAAATAACTATTGAGGGCATGTTTACTACCGTGTTGCATTCTCGCGTGGTGGATGGCCAATACCTGTTTCAAACCCAGTATGACGGCGAGTTTTTGGCAAAGTCACCCATGGATTTATTCGATGAATTCTTGATTCCAAACGACCTTTTAGTAGTAAAACAAAAATTAGAAGAATATTACGGTGAGTAGGCGTCATTCTTCAATTTATGTTCGTTATCATCACGGCATAATAAATACTTTAAAAAATAGATTTTATGCCAAAGTATTATTGCCAAATGAAAGCGGTTGCATGATTTGGACTGGAGGAAAAAACGAAAAAGGCTATGGCCTGATTCATTTAAATAAAAAAATGAACAAAGCGCATAGAATTGCTTATTTAATTTATTACGGGTATTTGCCGCATGATATGGAGGTCATGCATTCTTGTGATAATCCAATATGTGTTTGTCCTGATCACTTATCTTTAGGAACACATAAAGAGAATATGACGGATGCCAAAAACAAAAATAGAACCTATTTAATACCACCAAGGAAAGGAAGGCTAAATAATAAAACGGTTTTAACTGAAGAAAATGTAAAAGAAATAAGAAAATTATTACAAGATGGATGCCGAAAAAAAGATTTATCAAGAAAATTTAATGTGACCATGGAAAATATACGTTGCATTGAATTGAGAAAATCTTGGAAGCATATTTAACAATTTAATGATGAGGAATAAATAAAATGAGCGATACATTTAGAAAAAAATACAGTAGCAATGCTGCCTTGCATGAATTTGCCCAAGAATTGAAGTCTATAGCTGAGAAATTAGAAATGAAATTTAAAGATGTTGGTCAATCTAGAGAAATTTCTTTGGCTATGACAAATTTAGAACAAAGTGTTATGTGGGCTGTAAAGGCCATATTTAATAAAAATGAAGGGGTTCAATCATGAGCGGATTTTGGGAGTCAGAATTGGGCGAAATCACAGGAAGTGCCGCCGATGCGTTTGCGAAATTTAAAACGCAAATACCCGATGGAACATTAGCCACTGCCCGTATCGAGTCCTTTATTAGCGATGAATACGAGGGTAATAAATTTTTACGTATTGAGTGGGTGCTTACCGATGGAGACTTTAAGGGCGCTGTTGTTGAACAGAAACTAAAAGTATTCGGCGACCCGCAGGCGAAAGATCCCGCCCGCGCAAGACACCGCGCACTTAACATGCTTAAGCTTATTTACCAGCTTTATAAATGCAAACCTAAACACTCAGGCGAACCAACTAATGACGATTTAAAAGTATTCGTTGGCAAAACTGCGGGACTAAAGATTCGTGAAACAGAGCCAAACAGCCAAGACAAACGATACAATTGGATTGCTGAGATTCACGACGCCGCAGGCTTCAAATGCGAAACAGGGATAAGCATTGTGGTAACGCATACCAATGTAACACCCGGACGCGAACCAATTGATAGCGCATTTACTAGAAATGCCGCACAAAGTAGCTTGCCAGTAACATCAGGCATGGACGATGACATACCATTTTGATCAAGTTTTGTACAATTTGGATATATTATGACAAGAAATAAGCTTGCAAAGTTAATTGAAGCTTATCAGGCGCATGATGAGCAAGAGCCGCGCGATTACATCGGAGCTAGTAGTATTGGCTCCGATTGTTTAAGGCAAATTTGGTATCAGTTTACGGGTAAGAAAGCTGAGTCTGTACCTACAAAGTTTGTACGGGCGTGGGCGATTGGTAAGAGTCTTGAGCATTTGGTTGTTGAGTGGCTTATTCAAGCGGGTGTTAAGGTTGAAACAAGTAATTTTACTTATCATGCGCAGGAGATGCCTTATTTTCAGGGTCATTTTGACGGGATTATGACCTGGCGCAAAAAGCGTGCCATTTTGGAAGTAAAGACCGCAAAGCATGCCAGTTTTAACATTTTTTTAAAGAAAGGTTTACAGGTTTGGAACCCGCAGTATTACGCGCAAATCCAATCCTATATGGGTATGAGTGGCATACATAGCACTTATATAATTGTGCTGGACAAAGACACAAGCGAGATTTCGGACGAATTGGTACTGTTTGATGCTAATTATTACGAAAAGCTTTGTGATAAAGCCCGCATGATACACGGCGCAAATGTGGAGCCACCCCGCATTAATGGGTCGGCATTATTTTTTAAATGTAAAATGTGTAAGTTTAATAAGGTGTGCCATAAATAAGGATGGAATAAATGAGTAATTTACAGGTAGATAATGACGAATTACACGGATTAGCTGATGATATGGAGCGACTTTTTAATGATTTTAAAAAGGACATAACCTTTTTAAGAGATGATAATGCTGATTTATTTAAGCGTTTTATGTCATATAACAGTTTGCGGAACGTAATGAGTGGGATTGAATTTGTGCTTAAAATGACACATAAGTCCTGGATGACAGGTCATTGCTTGCAGGATCCTATATTTCATACAAAAGCGGGAATAGACTCAGGATGGAGTGAATCAAAATATGAAAGGCATCCATTTTTTATCAACAAATAACAAGCGGGCAATGATGATGACATGGACGATAAAATCAGAGGTCTTTTTAAAAACATATTAGCCGCGTCTGTGTTGGGTGGTATGTTAAAGGATTGCGATGATGACAAAAAACACTGATTTAGAGGGTGTCGCGTCTAAAAAACGCGACCAACGATTTGATGATTTGTTGCGCCGCCTTGAGCGGTGCGAGGATGTCGCAAATCAATACGCGTTTTTGTTTAGTCAATTAGAGGCTAAAATGAAAGCGCTTGCTGACAGGCACGGCAATGTCCAGGCTGTTTATGATTATATGGTTAAGGTAGGTAGCACTATTGTTACGAAAAAAATAGACCATGTAGCTTTTCTAAATCCTAATTGTGATCCAAAGCGTATCGATGAGATTAAGAAAAAATACGAGGTTGGTGATACCGTTTATTACGCCGATGAATCTAAAAATAAAGTAACAATGATGTTCATTAAGAGCATTGATGTAATAGGAAAACACCCGCGTTATATTCTTGAGGGGTTATTTGGTTATGTGGATGAAAGTAAGTTATTTAAAACAGAGAAACAGGCGCAATGGCAACTTGATGAATGGAGGGGATCTGTGTGAGTGATTTAAAAAAAGCTAATGGGGCAACGGAAATAATAGCGCAAGATCAGGTACTAAACGCGCATCAATATCTTAAAGATTTTTTGGATAAGTTTGAGAGAGCCGAGCGTGGCGGCATACATGACTTCATGGAGCTAACCCTATTCAATATGATTAACGCCTCCATTAAAAATATCGATGACTATTTACAATCAGGACATAAAGAGGTCAGCGCCAATGAAATCATGGCTATTGTAGCAGATTCTTATCAAAAGGTGCTGGACGGTATTAAGCGCAATTTAGAGACAATGAAACAGGTAAATTTTAGATGAATCGATTAATAAAGATAGGCACACTGTGTTTCCTATTAACGGGGTGCGGTGACAATCCGTTTTCTGATAATGCGCCAATTAAAGATACTGATTACGCGCAAATACGGCTTGAAATGGAACGATGCTCGCATATATCCAGTGAGGGAAGTTTCACGGCAAGTATGCGCTGGTCACCTAAAACAGATTGCTTGAAACACCTAAAAACAAGAATAGTTGCGACGGGAAATAAAACAAATGACATATTATTTAAATGAAGATAAAACTTATCGTCAATGTGACGCCACCGAATGGGGTAATCAATTTGAGCAAATGGATAGACATGTAGGTAATGATTTTATTGAAGGTTATCATGTGTCAACTGTTTGGCTTGGTCTTGATCATAGTTATTTTTCTGGACCCCCTTTATTATTTGAAACTATGGTTTTCAAGG